GCGAGAAGTGCGCTTAACGGACCCGCTAAACTCCATATCGTTCGTTAACTCGTCCATTTCGCTCACTCCTTCACGTACTTAGCGTACTCTTCCAGTGGCACTCCCAATTTTTTCGCTATAGCGACTTGGCTCGGGGAGAGTCGAACCGATTTCCCACTTCTGCGCCCAGAATTACCCCGGCTAGCGGGAGCGACAGTCTGGGCGGGCCGTCGATTACCTTCGGTTTTAGTTGCAGCGCCTAACTTATGCGGAAACTCCGCAGCAATACGCCGATCTAATTCAGTATAGTAATCGTCTGATTGAGGGTCAAACCCTTCATCTTCGACTAATTTCTTGTGAATACCAAAAGCGGCATAAGTCATAGCCTCATCTTGGCCAAACCACGTATTGCGGGCCGCCCAGGTTTCGGCCTTGGGATCAGGCCGGCGGGGCTGCTGTTGAGGCATGGGCTGCTGCACTTGGGCAGCTTGCTGAGCCTGGAGCTGCTGGCGGTAGCGCTCTTGCTGTATTTGAGCTTGGCGCGCACGGTCAGCTTCGATGGCCAGAGAGGTGATCTTGCGCTGGGCCTCAATGACCGCGGCGCTGTCACCCATTTCAATGGCCCGGGCTAGCTCCTTCTCCGCATATTCAGTCTGAGACTGAACCCGGTTGGTGTACTCGGACACATAATTAGTGTCCAGAGCTTCCATCCGCTGGCGGATTTGCTGAGCCTCGCTTTGCACAGACTGAGCATAGCGGATCGCTTCTTCACGCTGACGCTCTGCCTCGCGCATACGCTTGGTGAGATTGTTGATGCGCTTCTGCGTGGCCGTCTCGGCCTTCGAGAAGTTATCTTCCTGATCCGCCTCAGACGGCTCAGGGGTAACCTCCTGACTGGGGTTCTGCTCCTGCTCAGAGAGATTAACTTCGGTCTCCTCAGCATCCCCAAAATCAAGATCGACTTGATTCTCTGCTTCAGACATATCGCCTCCTAGTAATGCAGAACGTCTTCAGGGTCCATGATCCGGGCCAGGATTTCGTCATCGTTCAAGATGCGAACCTCGCCCCCGTCAATGGCAAACCGGCTGCCGGCATACCGGGCAAACATCACCCAGTCTTTTTCCTGGCACCAGGGCCCAGAAGGAAATTTTTCCGAATCCTTGTACGCCAGGGGACCGACTTTCAGCACATAGCCGACTTGTGTGGATACTTTGTTCTTTTCCACCACATCGTCAGGCAGATAGAGGCCGCTCTCGGTCTTGCCTTTGCCTTGGTAGGGGAGGATCAGGATTCGCCAACCCGTCGGGCTGGGCATACGATCTAGGAGGGATTTGCCGATAGCTTCCGGGTTCAGTACCCGCTTCTCCGGCTCTTGATAGGCCTCGTCCAAACTGGACGCTACTTCCAGTCCTTCCGCCTCAACGGCGGCCGCTGCTTCAGTCATCGCTGTGCTCCTGTTTTTCTAGCAGGCTCTTGAGTTCCTGTTCCACGTAGTCGAGGGCATCAAGGTTGCCGGTCAACTCGCGGTAGTGCTCCATGTCTTTGACATGCTTGTAGATCAAAAGATCAATGATTGCTTGGCGCCGTTCGCGGATGATCCTAAACACCGCTTCAGCAAAGTAAATGTCATTCATGCCCCACCATGTAACGTCAGAAGGTAAGTGCAGACTAACATGGATTATATGGGAAGGGCTACGATTGGTCGCAGATTAAACGTGCTCGCGCCAGTCCTCGCCCTTCCAGAGAGCAGCTTCGGCCGCCCGGCGCTTCACAAGGCCTTCGAGCACCTTGCCTCCAGCCTTGTTCCAGCGCTGAATTTGGAAAGGAACGTCCGACATCGGGCCGTAATTGATGCGGTTCAGAAGGGTGGACTCTTTGAAGTTACCGGGTCCGAGGTTGAACACCCAGGCCACCATAGCGTCAAACTCATGCTGCCGAAGGTCCACTTCCGTCATGCTGTTGACGTAGCCCTCAAACTCTTCCAAGTCTTCGATCAGGAAAGCCTCCGCGGCCTCCTGATCTATGACATCACCGTCCTTAACGCCACAAGTATGACCGTAGCCGATAGTCCATACGCCAGCAGGGCATAAATACGCCTCAAGACGGCATCCCTCGAAATGTTTGATGAGCGCAAGTCCTTCATCGCTAATCTTCATATCAGTCCTGTTTTTGGCTGGCCCCGAAGTAAAAGCTGACAATAGCCGAGACAACGCCGCCCAGATAGCCGAGAACAAGGTTAATCACCGCCTCCGAGTTGGCTTCCGGGGGCATAAAGGTGACGCTGAAAATGTAACCCCCAAAAAAGAATACGCACAGCAGGGCAATAGCCCGTGCGGTCCAATCACCCTTGTGCGCCTCGCGAGCGTGTTGGATGTCCTTCGTCTCCAGAGCAAAGACATCCACCTCAAGCTCTTTCATGCGAGTTTCAAACTCAAGTTCGGCCTTTTTAATTTCCGCAAGCTGCTCCGGCGTGGCCGTCTCAAGAGCGCGCTCAATATCCTTGGGTTTCTGAGGATCGACCCCCAGCACCTGGGCCACGGCCTGCGCTGCCGCACCGCCCAAAGGGCCGCCCAAAGCCGAACCAATGGTGGGCGCCACGGCCCCAATCAAGTTCTTGATCTTGTTGAAGTTCATGCTCTGCCCTTTATCGCTACGAGAAATTCAATAAGGCCCCATATACCCGCAGAGCCTAACGCAAGTGTGACCAGCACCGCAATCGTGGTGAAAGAGCGCTCTTTAAACTGAGCACGGCGTCGTTTCTGCGCCTGGACCCTTTCGGCACGTTCAATTCGAATTTTGGCGCGCATGGCCAAAATCTCTTCCCAGGCATTGCCGCCAAAGGTCCACTTTATATGCTCGCGAAGATCATCCTCCATCTGCTTAGCTTTCTGCTTCGCAGCAAAGATTTGCATGGCCTCCTGCTCGACAGAAGCGCCGTTTATAATCTTTTTAAATAACGGAGGGTTTTTAGCTTTCTTTTCGGCATCAGTCAGGTCTTGAATAGCACCCATCCAATTACCGATGTCACCGGCCATCGACTCAAGGTCTCGGCCGATCTCAAAACCTTTCTTTATGGCGTTGAAAGCTGCCGTTGCTGCTGCCAACGCGGTGATTGGATCAACCACATGCCCGCCCCCTATGCGAGCCCGTTTAGGGGGCGAATATATCAGAAGAAGTTTGGCAACAAATAATCGCTAGCTATTGATTATTATGGGAAATAATCAACGGCCGCCAAACACCCCAGACCGTAAATACGGATTCATAAAGGGATTAGCCATTTCTTCTTCAGATAGGATTTGGTCAACCATCTTTTGTGTGCGAGGTGCGTAAGCGGTCCGCTCATAGGTCGGAAGCGGCGCAAACTCCGGTCGAATCGGCGTGGCAAACGGATCAACGACCGCGGCCGACGGGCCTTGGATTTGCACATACTCCGGCTGAGCCGCTTGGAACAACGGAATGGGCTGGTAAGTTGCCGGGGGCAAGCTCAGCTCCGGGGCCGTAACGTCTCCGTAGCCAATATCCAGATCAGAGTCAGACACTCCGCCGGTAAAGGGTCGGGGCTGGAAAGCGCCAAAGGGCGCAAAGGGCGCAAAGCTCCGCACCACATCCGGCAGAATGTAGTTGAACTGCTGAGGCACATACGGAGTGTACCGGTAGCGCGGGAGCGGCTGCTCGGGCTCAATCTCAATCGGCGGGGCAGGTTCGGGTTCCGGCATAGGCTCCGGCATAGGCTCGGGGGCAGGTTCCGAGGCGGCACCAATTTCGTAGTCGTAGAATTCTTCGGGGAAATCCCCTTTCAGAATCTGAATAGCGTCCATGATGGTGATTTCGCCATCGCCATCAAGATCAAACCGCATATCCGCAGGGTAATCCGACAATCCAACGGCCATGCGCGCCACCGTCATGGCAAGGTCTCGCTGACGCTGCGGGATTTCGGGCTCTTCCGGCAACATTGGCTTCGGCTCCGGCGCTGACTCGTCCGGCAATTGCACTATGGTGTCGTCGCCATCCCGGCTGATAACCGGTCCCGCGGGGGACTCGGGCGCAGGAGCGGGCTCCGGCTCCGGCGTCACTACCGGAACAGGCACAAAAAGGTCTTCTTCCGGGGGCGTGGGAGCGGGAGCGGGTTCCGGCACGGGAGCGGGTTCCGGCTCCGGCGTAAACACCGGGATTTCTGGGGTGGGCGCAGGGGTGGGCTCCGGCTCGGGACCCACCACTTCCACATACTCTTCTTCAACCGGCGGGGTAGGCTCCATTACGGGAGGCGGGGGCGGCTCAGGAGGCGGAGTCTCTTCTTGCCGCGCTTCTTGCTGAGAGGCGTACCACTCGTCCTCAGCAAGGCGGTCTTCGTCCGTGTAACCGTCCCCGGGGTTGTATTCCCCGCCACCACCCTGATAGCCAATGGGCGGCGATCCAATGTACTCGTCACCTTCCACCGTCGGCGGGGTGTAGGTCTCTTCCTGCGCTGCCGGCGCAGGCGCGACGGGAGCTGGCGCGGCCGCCGGCGGATTCAAAGGATTGGCCGGGTCAAAGCCCTCCAAGCCGGGGTATTGAGTGCCCGCAATGGCGTCGCGCGTCAGGCTGGCAATGCCCTCGTCTACCGCCGGCGGAGTGGGCTCTGGTGGGGGTAACGGGGGAGGCGTTATTACGGGCGGAGGCGGCGGCGGTGCCACCACGGGAGCAGGGGCCGGTGCCGGCTGGACTGGCAGATCAGCCTGGATGGGCTCAAAACGTTCACTTGGGGCAGAAAGCACCAAATCCCCCAAGCTGTCCCGCGGCTGCGGGGGAGGCGTTATTACGGGCGGAGGCGGCGGTGCCACCACGGGAGCAGGGACGGGCTCAACCACGGGAGCAGGTGCCGGGGCTACCACCGGAGGCGGAGGCGGCGTAATAACAGGAGGCGGCGTAATAACGGCCGGAATGCCATCGCTGTCAATAATAGGGGGCGGAGGCTCAACTACCGGGGGCGGAGGAGGTGCCACCACCGGAGGAGGCTGCGGGGCCGGCTGGACTGGCAGATCAGCCTGAATAGGTTCAAAGCGCTCGCTCGGCGCAGACAGCCCTTGAAAATGCGGGGCCGCCATCATGGGAGGCGGCTCAACCATCACAGGGGGCGGTGCCACTGCCGCCGGGGGCGGAACAGGCGCCGGTTCCACAGCAGGAGGGGGCACCGTAATCGGAACCCGCGGCTCAACAGGAATGTTCTGACCAAAGCGCTCGTTTAGGAGAAAAGAACCTACGCCCTGGCCAATGCTTGGCTGCACATCAGGCACCGGCGCGGGCTCCACCATCGGAGGGGGCGGAGCTGGCGCAGCAACAGGCTGCGGCGCGGGCACGGGCACGGGCACGGGCACAATAGGCTCCCCGCGGCGGTAATTGTTAAGGCCCAAGAATCGGCTAAGCGCAGAGTTTTTAAGGTTGCTGAGGTTAAAACCACCCATCAGAAAACTCCCTTGAACCTCTGCGGACGCGCAATCGGGCTAAAACCCTTAACCACCCGACCCCTCGGCTTCCTTACCGCACCGCCCTTGACCTTTTTCTGAGGCTTGGATCGGCCAGCTTCCTCCAGCGCAATAGCTATCGCCTGCTTCTGAGGATACCCCTCCCCCACAAGCTTTCTGATGTTCGCGCTGACCGTCTTGTCAGAGCTGCCCTTTTTAAGGGGCATGTCAGCAGGTCAGATACTTACCACCACGCTTCGCAGCACCCATGCCGCGGGCCGTGGCAGTCTTCATCGTGTCACCACCCATGGGGGCGTCCGCCGTCTTGCCATAAGGAATCCGGCCCTGACCCTTGATGTCCGCATACTCCACAGCCTTGGGCGCGGGCCCAGGCTTGTTGGTCACAATCTTAACTGCCGCCATGTCACTGCCCTCGCTGTTGATTCTGCAACTTCAGAAGCTCCCGCTCCATTGCAGACTGAATCCGTGCCTGGGTCTGCCGCTCCTGCGACGCCAAGCGCTCTTGGAACTGCTGGCCCCGCATCTGCTGATTCTGCGCCTCAAGCTCCAGCTTAGCACGATCAATCTCAGCATCCGATTGCTGAGCCTGCGCATCCAACTGAAGCTCCTGCTGCTTGAGCTGCACCAGAGGATCAGGCCCTTGCTGGCCTTCACCAGAGATTTGTGCGGAAAGCTGCTTAACCTGCTGCATCCCCTCAGCCATGAACTGCGCTTCCATCTGCGCAACCTGTAGCGCCATCTGCTCAGGAGGCATTTGCTGCATCTGAGCCACCTGCTGAGCCGCGCGCTCCTGCGCCGCAATCTTCACGTGCTCCATTACATGCTTCTGAAGCGCAATCGCTACGTTCGGCATCTGAGCTACCATGCCAGAAGACCCAAAAACCAAATGCGCCATGATATGCGCCTGATGGTTCTGGCCCTCAAAGGCCTGCAACTGGATGTTGTCCATGGAGTTGATGTTCTCTTGCGCAGGGTCCGTGGGCCGTGGTTCGTCCTCCGGCACCGACTTCATCAAGCGATCAACGTCCGTGACCCCCAGCGCCTCATACATGTCCCGAAACACTTCAGGCATGTTGTGCATCTCTGGCGCCTGGGCCGCGAGCTGCAACTTGGTCTGCGCGAGCAAAATACGCTGGGACTGGCTAAAGGTGTTTGGGTTGCTGACAGGGATCACATCCACCCGATCATCAAAGTCCTGCGCCATTACGGTGCCGTCAGCGCCCTCAACGGAATAAGGATATTCCTGCGGGAGAGACTCGCTCATCACCCGGGCCAGAATCTTAAACTCCTGCCGCATGGCGTAGTGCAAGCGCTTATGCACCGCACTCATCACCCGGGTGCCCTGCTCAATCATGGCCATGGTGGTGCCCACAGCCGCCTGCTGGTTCCCATCGCCAACCTTCAGGTCCGTAATCGTGGCAAACCTTTGACCGGCCTGCACCACAAAGCCCAAAAGGTTGAACAAAGTCTGGTCAGGGCCCTTGAACGGCAGCGGCATAAGGCTGTCGCGGATGGCCCCTCCGGGCGCGTCCACATCACGGAACTCACCGGGCTGGAGCGGCTCATCATCGTCCCTGACCCGCAGCCCACGGGCCTTGAAGCCAGCAGGAAGGTTCGAGAGCGTACCGGCATCAATGAGCTGGCGAAGCGCCGCGGTGGCCGTGCGAGACAAACCACCAATGGTGTGGATCAGGCCCAGGCCATAGAACCCAAAGCCCTGAAGGAACTTGTAATGCACAAAGTAAGCAATCTTGCGCTTTAGCTCGTCGTCCTCACGGTAATTCCGCCGGATCGACAGCACCTGACCGTTGTCCTGGGACAACGTGACGATATAGGGCACCTTGATCCCCGTGGGCTCACCGTCATCATCGACGTCTTCATAACCCTCAAGATCAAGATCAACATGGCACTCAAGAATCGTGCAGTCATAATCAATGTTGCTGGGCTCCGTGCCATCAATCTTGTCGATGATCTCATCAATCTCAGACAGAGAATTCTGCCCAGGAAGCACCTCAATGTCGCGATAAAACCCAGACACCTGCCGCTTGCGCAAATCGTTCATGGACATGCGCAGAACTTGCGTAATGTTCGGGCAAGTCTCTAAATCCGACGTCTCGTAAGGGACAATGAGGTTCTCAGCAGGGACAAACTTCGACACCGCACGGCCCAGGGACTCGTCGTAATACACCTTCTTGAAGGTCGAGCCCGCCAAAGGCAGGTAAAACAACATCTGATCCATGTCAGGGGTGTAATCCTCCATAACATTCGTCAGATAGTAATTCATGAACTGGCCCACGCGCCGCGACTGAGCCACCTTCTCCGGCGTCTCATCGCCCATCACCACCGTCCGCACCGGGCCCCCAGGCGGCAAAAGCTCATTAAACGCCTGCGCCTGGAACTGAGTAGCGGCTTCCGCCAACAATGGGTGAGTTACGCCACTCGAACCACGGAACGGCTGGGTACGCTCCTCATAGGTGAAGCCCAGAAGCTCCAACCCGTCCGCATAGGCATCCTCCCACTCCTGCCGCGACGCCTTGTTCGAGTCATACTCCGCCATCAGCTCAGAAGAAATCCGACCAAGCTCCCGCTCCGGCATCTCCTCCGCCAAGTTGGCATAAAAATCCTCATCCTCACCGCGGCGGTCAGAAGGCTCAAAATCAACCTCCACACCCCCATCTTCCGTAGGCGAAATCTCAATCTCACCCACCCCCTCCGCAGCCATCAAAGCAACCACATTCTCCTGCGAGCCAGGAAGCTCAATCTCCAGCTCGTCTGAAAGCTCTTGCTCATCAAGCTGCGACGGCACGTTGCGGTCCATCAGACCACCCATGCCTCTCGGATATTCAGATTCAGCCATCTTGTCTGTCCTCTAGGGCCGCGGGCCGCGGGCTATGGTTCAAGCATAGTCCGCTATTATCCTATCTCATTTGGTCCATGGTGCGCTGCACTTCTTGTCCACCAGGGAGCGCGTCAATGCCTCCCGTGCCCATGGCCTCTTCAGGCGCTACAGCAGCACCTAACAGGCTTCCGCCGAGGACTGTCGGAACAGCATAAGGGGCAACGCCGGCCATGAGGTTCGGTGAATCGGCTTGGTCGGGGTCGAAGGCGGCGTCGGGGGATCTGCCTCTAAGCAAAAGGACGCTCTCCCCGTGCTCGTCCGGCATTCCAACGGCGTCGTAGCCCTTGCGGCGAGCCAGCTCCCCTCTCAGTCCTTGCAAAGCAAAATCAATCTCGCCGAGGTCTGTGCTGCCCATTATTTCTGAGAGCCTATCAATTCCC